CTCCCTTTGATTTCCATTCCTTATGGCAGAAACTTCATTAAATGGGTCAATTACTAAACCTTTTACACCATGTTTATAAATAGCACTTTTTGCAATATTTAGTATAAGTTCTATGGATGGAATACTGTCTTTAGTTTCTATAAAGAAAAAATGTTTATGTATAAAATCCAGTCCTTTGTTTAATTCTGCTTTTGTCATCCTATTTGCAAAACCTTCATCAAACGATTTCCCTAAATACATTTGTACTAGTCTTCTTATGTGCATTGATGTTGAATGTTCAGGAGAAAACAAAGCAAAAGACCAACCATGATTTATTGCTAATTTAAGTAAACACTGGTCAAGAAAAGCAGACTTACCATGATTTGGTATACCAGTTATTACTGTAAAAGTACCTGTCATAGGCTTATAAATATCGTCTAAGCCTTCTAATCCAATCTCTGTTGGCTTTTCATAGTTACCCTCATATAAATCATTTATCTGTTCAAAATAGTCTCTAGCAGTATATAAGCCATCTATTGGGTATGGTTCAGCTTTGTCTATTATTTCTTTTAGTTTTAGTGCTCCATGCTTTATTAATACTTCATTGGCATCTTTACAGTTATCAGGTATACGAACAAACCAACATAAATCTTTACCAAACCTATGCAACAGTTCTTTATGTAGTGCTTTACCACTTTCATCATTATCGGTAAACAATATTATTTTTTTGGCAACTAGTTTGCAGTTTTCTAATGCTTTATACCTTGCATCTTTTTCATCACCTTTAAACTCTTTAGGAGCACCATTAGGCAAAGTTGTTGCATTATTTAAACCACATTCAGCCAATGATAAAACATCCATTTCACCTTCTGTAAATATTACAGTTTCCTCTTTGCAAACTTTGTCATAGTTGTAGAGTATAGATTTAGTGTTTGCTGTTTGCCTAAATTGTTTATCAGTAGTTCTGTATTTGATATTTGTAAGTTTTCCGTTTTCATCAAAGTATTGAAAACCTATCCAATTATTTTCGTTGTAAATTTTGTATGTATTTATAGTTGATTCACTAATACCTCTATTCTTAAAAAAACTAACCATAAAAGATTCTTGTTTTGGCTCTAACTTACTTGGTGCTACATATACAGGTTTTTGGTATGGTCTAAATATACTACCTGTTTTTTTACCACCCTTGTAACCACAATGATGACAATTCCAAACAACACCATCGTGGCTTATAGTAACTGATAGTGGATTGTCCCTTGGATTGTGGGGTGGCTGACAACTAGGACATTTAACTTTTTGATTTCCTTCTTGTTGATGTTTAAGTTTGATATTATTTTCATTTAAAGTTTGTTCTATAGTCATTTTATTATCCTGCAAGGTTATTTAAGGTTTTATCCTTAATTGGTTTATTTAAGTAATCTAAGTATCTATGTTGGTTTAGCCATGTTGTTGGGTGCGGTATAAACTTTTCTTCAGTGGCTTCGTTTTCTTTTGCAAAAACTTTTGTCGCATAAATTATTTTTTTGTATTCTTGTTTGTCAAACTTTATAAAACTTTTTTTGGCTTGAAACTTTCCTATTTTTCTAGGATATTCTTTCCAAAACTTTGTAAATGCATCATCGTCATTATTATTAGTTATAGTTTTTGTTTTATCTTTTGTATTAGAGGGTTCTGACACCCCTACCCTCGGGGTATCTACACCCATAGGGGTCTGTACACCCATACCTATCTGCATATGATATCTGTTACTGGTGTACCCTCCATTAATTGTTTTTCTATGTTCTATTCGCAAGTAACCAAGTTGTTCAAACTCTTTTATAGTTTTTTGTATACCTTTAGTGTCTTTAAGTCCTATAATCTTAGCAATATGACCATATGATGGGTAACAAGTACCTTTTTCATCTGCATAATTACCTAGTATGACGAGTATGAGTTTTTTTGTTGGGGTAAGTCCATCTGTTTTTAAGGCGTGATTTAAGTATTCAATTGACATTATTACTCCTGTTCAATTTAGATTTTATGATGCTTTTTTTTTATAGATTTGTAAACCCTTTTTGGGTTATATGCTACTTTATATCCCATTTTTTTATAAATTCACTATCAGACATTTCAGCATCTTTATAATCTTTTTGTTTTTGCAATTTTTTTATACGCATTTCTATGTAAGCCAGTAGTACAGGCTTGTCATCTTTGTGCATATTTTTATTACAGATACATGCTTCAAACAAAATATACAATTCATCAAGATTAAATGCTCTAATTTCTTTTTGTACACTAGGATGTATTTTTATTTTAGACATTATTTTACACCTCTAAAATTTCTAGCAGTCGCGTTTTGTTTAGTAGTAGCTTCATAGTCGTATACTGTAATTTCACCTAAGTTACCAACCCAACCTATCATCATGTTGTTAAGGTCATATATTAACCAACCACCCATACGTTCAGAGCAATATTTAGCACTAGGCACTTTATCGTATGTTGGTATTAGGTGTTTTGCTTTTACTAAAAATTTAGATTTAGCTTCGTCAAATGTATTTAAAGTTCTTGTGTGTAAAGTTGTCATTATGCAGCCTCTACTTGTGTAGTTCTTAGTTCTACAAGTTTATTTATAAATACTTTTTCACCACCAACAGGACTAGGTACATGTTCAATACCAAACTCATTTGTAATAGCAAATATAACTTCCCATATATCTTTTTCTGCAAGTAATAGAACATTGTTAAGAATATGGTTCTTGTAGTTTCTTGTGTTTTTAGTGATTATCATTTTATTTTACCTTGCTAATTAAAGCGTTTTATCAATTTATAAAGTAATGATGCCCAATAATCTACACTATGTAAACCCTTTTTGGAATAATATATCAATTTTTTTACTATTTTTTGTGTTTAAAAGCGTTTTTGGAATATTTATCTGATAATATATGAGAAATTATGGTCACTAAATCTAGTCAAACAAAACTTACAGATACTAAAAAGTTAAAAATTAGAAATGATTTTGTACATGGTATTGATGGAGAAGAAAAAAAAATATACCCAACACTGGATGAATTATGCAAACAGTACAAGGTAGCAAAAAGCACAGTTTACAGAGTTGCAAGAAGCGAAAGTTGGAAAGTACAAAAAGAACAATTACAAACTGAATATTTAAAACAACTAGATAAAAAAAGAAGTAAAGATATGGCACAAAAGTCATTGAAAACAGATGATAGAACTTTACAACTAGCAGACGCTGTATTTGTAACTATTGCACAAACTTTGCAAATAAATTCAAATGATTTGCAAAAAAATAAAAAAGGATTAGCACCAAATCAGATTACAGCATTAGCACAGGCAATATCAATAACACAAAGAGTCTCAAAATTAGCTTTAGGAGAAGCGACACATAATATAGATGCAACAATCAATGAAAACACCAATGAAGCGTTCAGAAGAGCTATGGAACTCCTTGACGAAGTTGAAGACAGCAGAGTCAGAAGCGTTCAATCTACGCACTAGCTGGTTAAAGACTGCGAGAGATAAACAACTTCAACCTAAATTTATCCAACATTATATTTGGTTAATATTAGCAGGTCGTGGATGGGGTAAAACAAGAACGGGAGCACAGGATATTGCTTTGTATGCTCTTAGAAATAATGGCGTAAATTGTGCTGTTGTTGCACCAACTCATGGAGATTTAAGACGTGTCTGTTTTGGCGGTAATTCAGGTCTACTTTCTATAATACCTAAAGAATGTTTATTAGAATCTAAAGACCAAAAAGGTTATTCTTCAAGCGTATCAGAAATAAGACTGTTTAATGGTTCAAAAATTACTGGATATGCTGCTCAAGAACCTGACAGATTAAGAGGACCACAGTTTCATAGGGCATGGTGTGATGAAGTTGCAGCATGGAAATACCCTGAAGCTTTTGACCAGTTAATGTTTGGATTAAGACTTGGCGATAATCCTCAATGTGTCATTACAACAACACCTAAACCAACTAAATTAATAAAAGAACTTGTAAGCAGGAAAGACGTGTTTGTCACATCAGGTAGTACTTTTGAAAATGAGGAAAACTTAGCAGAAAGTGCTTTAGCAATGTTAAAAGATAAATATGAAGGAACTACTTTAGGTAGACAGGAATTATATGCAGAAATTATAGATAATCTTGAAGGTGCTTTGTGGACTAATCAACTTATAGATGAAGCAAGGATGAAATCAGATACAGAAAAAGAATTAATGCAGATAATAGTTGCGGTAGACCCTGCAGTAACTGCAAATGCTGATTCAGATGAAACTGGTATTGTAGTAGTAGGTAAAGACCATAATAATGAGTTCTATGTACTAGAAGATTTAAGTGGTAGGCATAAGGCAGATAAATGGGGTAGAATAGCAATTAATGCTTTTTATGAATGGGGAGCAGACAGGATAGTTGCTGAAGTCAATAATGGTGGTGATTTAGTAGAAAGACTTATAAGGAATATAGATGAGAATATTTCATATAGAAGTGTAAGAGCAACAAGAGGAAAAATCCTAAGAGCAGAACCCATAGCAGCATTGTATGAACAAAGAAAGGTACATCACATGGGTGTTTTGCCTGAGTTAGAATCACAGATGTGCAGTTATACAGGAGATACAAATAGTTCACCTGATAGATTAGATGCTTTAGTATGGGGATTAACCGAATTAAGCAAGTCTAAAGGACAAGTAAACTGGAGAATAAGCTGATGGCACAACAAACATTTTTTCAAAGGTTGTTTAACAACAAACCTCAAGAGCAAAAAAATTCAAATATGATGGGTTACTTCGGAGTTGGAACTGAAGAAGCCAAAACTTACAAATACCAAGACTTA